AAGACCGTGAAGCTGGCCGCCATCGAGATGCGCAGGGACGCTGAAAAGATGCTGGAGGCGCTCGCGAAGATCCGAGAGGACTCCGAGAACTTCAACGAGGCGGTGCGACCCTTGGAGAAACAGGAATGAAGGTATTCTACGACACCGAGTTCGTCGACGACGGGCGCACCATCGAGCTGGTCTCGATCGGGATGGTCCGCGAAGACGGGGCCGAGTACTACGCCGAGACCGACTACGATCCCGCCAAGCGCGTGCCTCGGACCGAATGGTCCCCGTGGATGTTGGAGAACGTCGTGCCCCATCTCAGCGGGGGTTCGTGCCGGAAACCCCGCGGTCAGATAGCGGACGAGATCCTAACGTTCGTCGGGAAGGATCCCGAGCTCTGGGGGTGGTACTCCGCGTACGACCACGTCGCGCTGGCCCAGCTATACGGACCGATGGTCGACCTCCCCGCGGGCTGGCCCTACTACACCCGGGACGTCCGGCAGCTGGCTTCGTCCCTTGGCTGGCCTGAGCGGAAGAGGCCCCCGGTGCCCAAGGTCGACGAGCACGACGCCCTGGCGGACGCTCGGTGGACGAAGGCGGTCCACGCGTGGTGCGAGACGCTGAGGAGGTACGCAGCGATGGCTGAGTCCCTCGGAGTTATCTACAGGACCGGAGACGAGCTTGAATAAGCGCACCGAAGAGAAGAGGAAGGCCGCCGAGTGGCGCGCCCACTGGGCAAACCTGGCCGAGGAGCACGGCCGCCGCAGGTTCGCCGAGCGCGCGGGAGCCCATTGGGACTCCATCGGAGCGAACTCTCGGGAAGTCGATCTCGAGGCCCAGTGGCGGGCCGTCTACCGAGCACGGGTCGCTCGGAACGACCCGACGTGGCGCCCGACCGGGATGCTGTCTGGCGGCGGCTGGGCCTACGAGCGCTACGGAACTGCCGTCACGAAGAGGTACTTCCGGATGCTCGGCGACCGGCCGCAGCGCTGGGACGTTAAGACACAGAGAGATAACCCGACGGTAACCCCCCGCCCTGCGAAGGCGGAGTAAGGTAGCTGGATTGCAAATGCCGGTTCGAGTCCGGTCCGTCGGTCCAACACGGAATGAAACATGGAACTCTTGGTAATCCTCCTCGTCCTCTATGCATGGGTAGTGACCTGCAACGTCAGAACGCGCAGGCAGCGCCTCCGGATAATATGGGAGTTTCCCATGGGCGACGGGTACGACGCCGCCGATCGGGACTTCAACGCGGTCCCCTACGAGCGGCACCTATGGACTCTCGCGCGCTTCGGCGACTGGCGCGCCCTGTACAGCCAGCGGCTTCGGGACGCATGCCCCGAAGCGTTCAACGAAAGGAACACACCATGAACACCGTCGCCGACCTGCCGACCTTCCGCCTCCGCGACGAGGCCCTCTGGAACAGGTGCTGCGGGAACAACACCGACGACTACGGGTGGGCCGTCCAGGTATACGCCGCCGAGTGGGCGAGCCGGATGGACCGGGCCATCGACGACGGCGGGACCGTCGAGGCGTGCGCCGAGCGCTGCTCCCGGGAGGCCGACGACGTCGCCGGGGGCGTAACGGGCTTCATGTACGGCTGCGCCGTCTCGGAGCTCTCCGCTGTCTGGGACCGCGGCGAGGAGCTGCGGCGCTGGCACAACCTTCGGGAACAGATCGGCCGCGAGGGTGAGCGGGCCAACGAGGGCGGCGGCGTCCTGAACCCCGCCCTGGTGAACTTCGGGGAGCTCGACTGACGTGATTCACCCCGACCTTCGACCCGAAGCGGTCCACCCCTACTACGTCGTCGTGACCGAGCACGCCCGAGGATACGGCAGCTCGGTGATCGCCGCCGTCGGCTTCGACACCATGGCGGGTGCCGCGAGGGCGCGGGACCAGTCCGTTCGGGACGAGGCCAACCGCGCCACCCACGACCTCTACAGGACGGTGGAGATCTCCACCGACAACGTCTACGCAAGGAACATCGCGTGACCGAGAAGCAGTACACCGGCACGGCACCGCCCCTAAAGCACGGGGCGGGCAAGAACCCCGACGTCCGCAACGTAGCCCGAGGGCTCGTGGAAGCCGCCACCGCGGCCGCGACCCACATGCCCGAGGGCTGCACCGTCGTGATCGACGAGGGGTACAACCCCCGCCACGGAACCATCCACTCGCAGCACCGCGTTAAGGGCAGGGCAGCGCTCGACCTGTGCGTCGTGAGGGACAACAAGCGGGTAAGGAACCGCGGCGAGGACAAGACGGGGCTCTACACCCTCCTGCACCGACACATCCTCGGCGAGATGACGGCGCGCTACCCGGAGCTGGTGCCTCATCTGGGTCACGGCTGCAACTTCGGCACCAGCAGCCGACACCCGGAAGAACCCGACCTCATGCACGTCGACCTCGGCGGCGACAGGGGACACATTAAACCTATGATCAGCGAGCTCGGTCCCGTCCCCAATGTCGAGTACGGCAAGCTGCGGGTCGAGTGGCCGCCTCCGGAGCCGAAGGGCCCGCCGCGGGCGTGGACTGAGAAGATGGAAAGAAGGAAGCGACGGTGACGAAGGACACGGACCACGCCAAAGTCTACGAGGCGTTCGGGGGACGCAGCCCGGGCGGGCGCTACACCCGCCTCCGCGGGCGCGATACCCTGGTGTTCCGCCGAAGCGAGGTCGAGTTCCATCCCGACCCATGGAGCGCGGTAGCCAAACTAAACGCCGACGTGCTCCCGTCCGGAGCCGTCGCGACGATCTTGGAGGACGAGCGATGAAGCACAGCTACGAAGCACTTGTAAAGGCCACGGACGCCTTCAACCACTGCGGACTCGACGAACGGGCCGCGCTGGAACTGTTCTTTCCGGATCAACTGTAAACTTTGCCCCATAAGTGTAGGTGACGACACAGATCCCCTGTAAGGATCAGAGGCCCGTTTGAATCGAGCATGGGGCTCCAAAGCGCGCGCTAATACATAGGAAACACCCGCCATGACCGAACCGATCCGAGGATTCCGAGGCGAGCACGCCTGGCTCTCCAACTTCCACCCGTGCTCCGTGAGGGTGTCGGGCGTCGTCTACCCGTCGGCGGAGCACGCCTACGTCGCCATGAAGACCGACGTCCCGGAGATCCGCGCGGAGGTCGCCCTCCTGCCGAAAGCCGCCCGGGCGAAGGCCTTCGGGCGGAACAAGAACTTCCGGCTCCGGGAGGGCTGGGACGAGCTGAAGCTGGGAGCTATGTACGTCGCGGTGCAGTCGAAGTTCCACCAGTGCCCCGACCTCGCGGAGCGGCTCCTCGAGACCGGCGACGCGCGCCTCGAGGAGGCCAACGACTGGAACGACCGGTTCTGGGGAACCGTGAACGGGGACGGCGACAACTGGCTCGGCGTGATACTCCAAACGGTCCGGGACGAGCTGCGGTCGGGGGCGTCCCTCGAGCGGGGCGCCCTGACGGCGATCCACGCGTTCGTGGCGACGCGCCGACCCTGCCCATAAATACCGCCATGGGCAGGATAACGCTTCAGTTCAGTACACAGGCAGACTCGTGGCAGAGCACGGTCATCCGTAAGCTCTGCCACAGTCCGTTCTCGCACTGCGACTGCGTCCTGCCCGACGGCAGCCTCCTCGGCGCGTCCGGCAGCCCCGACTGCCCCGTGATCGAGGGCAACCCCAACGGGGTAGCGATCCGGCCCCCGGACTACCAGTCCTTCGGGATCAGGCGGAACGCCACCCTGTACGTTCACGACACGGTCGAGGAGCGCTTCATAGCGGACCTTCGGTCCCAGGTCGGCAAGCCGTTCGACGACGGCGCCCTCTACGACTTCTTCGGGGAGTTCGAGTCGCCGCGCGACTGGAGGAAGCCCGACAAGTGGTTCTGTACGGAGCTGTTCGTGTGGGACATGGAGAGGTCGGGCGTGTTCCCGTACGAGCTGCTGATCCCCAAGAACCGCGTCTCGCCGGCCGACACCCTGCTGCTCCTCAATCCCTACATCGATACGGAGAACTTCTGGCTGCCGATTCCGGGCCTGAAGCTCGGGCCGCACGAGAGGTAACGGAGGACGCGATGCACAGGCTACCGGACGGTTCAGGATTCTTCGTGATGGAAGTCGGAGGACCGCGTCCCCCGGGTCTCGTCAACTGGGTGAAGTACACCGAGCGCGCCTCGGCCAGGCGGTGGCTGTGGGCGTGGCGCAACTACCGGTCCGCCCGGGAGATGAGCCGCTGGCCCGGACTGGGACCGCCCATCGGTCGCCTGCACGCCGCGGCGTACGCCCTCGACACGGCCTATGGAACGAGCTTCATGAAGCTCACGATCGGCTTGGGACTGTACCGTCCAAACCATTGACGCGTCTGGCCTTCTCATAAAATGAGCGTAGGAGTGCAGCGAAGCAATTCACAACCAATGGACCCTACCAGAAGAACAAATTAAGCGCTAACGTACGCTCAATTCAAAAAAGTTTGGCTAGACATAACAGGCACTTATGGAACCATAGTTTTGACCAGTTTTGGGGTGCTACAACTGTGGTTGACACCGGCGGCGCGGCCTGATAGAATGGTCTTTCAATGGGAGACACAGACATGAAACAGCGCTACATCGTAACGTTCGCCGACGACGGGCTGCACCTCTACGGACCGTTCCCCGCAACGCACGAGCACGACGCTCTGCATGAGTTCGGCGCGCGGTGGCAGGCGGACCACGGGGACGACCCGCGGTGGAACGAGATAGACCTCGACCTGACGGGCGCCGAGCGCGTCGTCCTCCCGGTCCCGGTCGTCGATCCCGAGGACTACGAGATGCGGCTGCCGCCGAAGCCGTGATCAGGAGGACGGCAGTGGCCTTCAAAAGCGATACCTTTACCGTTCGGGTACACGGTCGAGACGCAGAAAAAACGTTGGAGCGTCGTCGGCTGCTCCGAGAAGTATCCAACCGGCACAAGCCGGCCATGGATAGGGTCGTGGCGGATGCAAGCGCGCTGGCGAAGGATCGACAGCGCGCACTGGACGGAATCACCGACACCGCGCTCCGCGACAGCGCCGCGCGCTGAACACAGCGAAACCCCCGTAGCTCACGCTACGGGGGTTCGTTCGTACCTACCCTAAGCTACTCTCGCAATCAGCAGCGACGCTGCCAAGCGGCGCCCGTCCAGTAGTAGCAGGGATTCTGGGAGTAGTCGTACCCGGAGTACCCCGGCTGGGCAAGCAGGGTCGTCCCGCCGAACAGTCCCCCGAGCAGGTTGAACGGCGCCGCCGCGATCTGTCCGAGACCCCCGGCCACCTCGCTGAACGGGGCGTAGCCCGGCTGGACGTAGACGGGCGCCCGATAGATCGGCGCCGGGCGCTGCCACTGGATGTAGGCGCGGTTCACCCTGTCGTATCGGTAGCCCCGCCTCCACTCCTGCGCGTCGGCGGGCCCCGCGAACAGCGACGCCGCCAGGAGCGCGATCGCTCCGAACCCAATGATAGTCTCGTGAATACCTCTCATGCTTCGTTCCTTTCCAGTTCGAGTCACCACTTCGTCTGTATCTTGGTGACCTTCATATTTGGGTGACCGGAAGACGCAGCTTTATCCGCGGCTTCCTTCTTGTTCTTAGCCTTCACGACAACCGTGCCGGATCTTCTAGTTTTTTCATTGTAGCCCGGTAGCTTATGATCGTAGTCAAAGGTTACCAGGTGATGCACCCCGTCGGCTTCTAAGATCGAGCGAAGAGTACGCATGCGTTTCTTTTCCTATCGGTTGTCGCGCTGCTCAGTAGCAGTCGACCCACTGGAAACCGTTCCACCACGGGCACTCGTCGCTGCCGTACCACTGGCCGTTGTTCCAGTAGCCGTGCCCGCCGTGCCCGCCGTGGAACCCGTGTTCCCCGCCGAAGCCGGGATGACCCATTCCACCCCCGCCGGGATGTCCACCTCCGAAGCCGCCGCCGCCCATTCCTCCGCCGCCCATGTGACCGCCGCCGCCCATGTGACCGCCTCCGCCGCCGCGGTGCTGCGCCATAGCGGGCGCCGCCGCGAACGACAGTGCCGCCGCGAGCGCGAGCGCCGCGGCCGACGTCTTTCTAGGTAGTATTACAGGTCCCATCACTCTTCCTCCTTCTTTAAAGCACCGACGGTGCCTGCGGCGCTCCTTCCCGGGCGCCTCCGGGTTATTTCTTCCGTAGGGCCCGTCACGGGAGCGGCGCCTATCGTTGGGAACCTCGCTTCGAGAGCCGGCACCGCTTCCGGGGGCGCACCGAACAGCTCCTTCATCGAAGCACCCTGCTCCGGATCCGCGACCGTCGTCGACTGCACCCCGAGATCCGTTCCAGTCTTGATGAGGGGCTCTCCCGGCTTCGCCGCGACCGTGTAGCGCCCCGCCGCCGAGCCCACGGCGCCCGCCGCGGCCTCGATCGTCTCGAGCAGGCGTCGGACGTCGACCCGCTCCGTCGTCTCGCCAGCGGACCTGCCGCGCTTCATCGGCGCCCTGGACACGTGGCTCCTTGTAGGCTTGGTCATTCGTCGCTCCCTTCCCTAGGTTCGCCGGCTTCGCCGTCCGCTCGAGCTTCGGCGAGAGAAGCACTGCGGGCTCGATACGAGTTCAGCGCCGCGAAGTACGCGCGGGCCGCGGCGCTGATGAGGACCGCTGCGGACATGACGATCGCCGCGACCGCCAGCCAGTGCTCCATCAGCGCTGCTCCGCAGCGTCGTCCGCGGGATCGTGCCCGCCTATCCCCGCGAAGAATATCTTCGTCGCCCCCTCGGGATACGCTACCCGTTCGTCGAGGAGCAGCCGCACGTCCTGCAGCACCGCTACGGCCCGGCGTATCGTCCGCTGCGGCGCGTCGTCGTTGTAGCCGGACGTTAAGTCGTCGAGCGCGGCGTCGAGGTTGCTGTCCACGCTGTGGTCCACCGCTACGATCGTGCCGTCCGACAGCTCCTCGATGAGGGCCGGCGGGAAGAGGAGGCGCGCTATCGTCCGCAGCTTCTCGTCCGAAGAGGTCCCCGCCGGGGACCATGCTTGAACACTGTTCAAGTTTGACTGTGTTGCCTTAGATTCGTCGCCCCAAGCCCGCGCTACCTCGTTATGACCTTCAGCGCGCTCGTCGTCGACGGAGCCCATGAACGGGTCGACGAACGTTTGTCGGCGCCACTCGTGGAAGTCGTTCAGTGCGTCAGCGATCAGTCCCATGTTCTTCCTTTCCTAGACCGCGCTCCGCGGTCCTGCTTCCCAGCGAGTGCTTAGGGACTAAGGTCCAGTCCGCCCGCTCCCTGTAGCTTATGACCTTCAGCGCGCTCATGGGCGCCAGCTTGTCCGCGATCGCTTCGGGGTCGAGCACCCTCACCAGTCCCCACTCCTCAAGTAATAGAGCGATCCTATTCCTACGAGCTAGGTCCTCTTCGCTGATGTCGCCGGTACGGCCGTCCATGACAAAGACTTCTTTGAACGAAAGTATTGAATACCTGCCTCTTTTATGAAGCAGGTGACAGCTTTGATGTAGCTTCCTCTCCCTCGAGCTCGCTATCCCCATGCGCTGGAGCGTCTCCCTCACCCTTCCGAAGTTCTCGGGCGCGGTGAGCTCGACTTCAACACCCAGTCCGCGGAATATGTCGTCCATCGCCCCGCTTCTCCCGTCGGGTTGCCATGGACTCTATTTATTAGTCCCCGCCGGGGCTGTGCGCGCCCCCGCGGCGCGTCCCCGTCTCGCGGGGGATGACGGGCACGGCGGCACGGATCTCCATCAGCGTCGCGTGGGTCTGCTTGAGGAGCTCGTTGGTGCGCTCGATCTCCCGCTTCGCGTCCTCGGCGAGCATGCACGCCCTCCCGGCGTAGTACACGAGGACGGTGCCGAAGACCAGGATCGGGCCGGTCGCCTCGGCGAAGAGGTCCCATGAATTCATCACGGCTTCGTTCCCTTCGTCTGCGGGAGCTCGTCCGGCTTCAGCGCCCTCCTAACGAGGTACAGGTCGCCGTCCTGGACGAACTGCTTGTCATCGATCATCTTGGAGCGCATGGCGGATCCCCGACCATGACTCCCCATATCCACGCCAGCCCGACGCTGGCCAGGTACCCAAAGAACTCAACCACGATCGCTCTCCCTTCCTAGGTCGCTCTGCTCGGATATGAGGTACAGCTTTCCCCTCCACTCCGTCAGCTTCTTGTCCACCATTATGTGCTGCCACGAGGCTGCGGTGCCGAGGATCATCCCGACCAGCAGGCAGGCGCCTCCCCATACCAAGAACGCAAAGAACTCAACCATTTCCACCCCCGAATATTATCGAGCCGACCACGATCAGCGCGGTGCCCGCGACCCACCCCGCGCTGAACTGGAGGCGCGCCTCCGCCGGCACGTACCTTGCCGCGAACTCCTGCGCAGCGAAGTATACCGCGGCGCACGCCAATACCCACAGAAAGAATACACCGATGCTCATCGCAGCGCCTCCAGCCTCTCGAGGAGCGCTCGGAATCGAGGGAGCTCCTCCGCGTATATCCCCGTCAGACCCATCTCAGCCTCGACGACCTCGTACCGAAGGATAACTGTCTTCAGCGACCGAACGAGGTCCTCGACCTCCGTGTCGTCTACGCTCAGCCACTTCACCTCGATCCCTCCGTCCGCTGCCGCTGCAGCTCCCGCGACATGGGTGATCCCGGGTCCCTCAGCTGACCCTCGCGGTACATGTCGCCGGCCGTAAAGAAGGCGCCGACGAACACCAACACCCCGAGGACGAAAGCTGCGAGGAGCAGGAACCGCAGGAGTCCCGGGAACACCAGCGCGAGCAGTATCAATGCGAGCAGGACGACTATCATTTCAACCCGTTCCCTTCTTTTTTATAGGTCGAACGACCCTCCAATTGTTGGAGATGAGCTCCTCCGAATCGGGGTCCTCGTTCGCGAAGTACTTCTTAGCCTCCCGACGTATCTCCTCCGGATCCTTGATCCTCTTATCGAGCGTCGCGTACAGGGAGTGGTTGAGATTGCCGGCGACGGCGTCGCGCGCGTATACCGTATTGTGCCTCTCCGGAGGGAAGAGCTCCAGCTTTGGGTGTCCGCGCCTGTAGGCGTAGCTGAACTCATAGGGCAGCTCCTTCCCCGTCGCGCGCCTGCATTCGTCGGCGTATATGGGATGAACGAATTTGTACCGCGCCGCCTTGGACTGGTGCGAGAATACTACGGAACCCCGCTTCAACGAATTTGGGTACGACACGTGCACGGCTATCGTCACTCGAGCCCCTCCATCGCTTCCCGCAGCAGAGCCTCGCGCTGCTCGGGCCAATACGTCGGCTGCTCAAGGAACGACCGCACCAGCCCCTCGATGGCGGACTCGTTCAGCCTTCCGGCCATCGCGGCGTCCTGCAGCTCCTGCGCGTAGGCGCATACCCGCGCCCTGCACGTATCCAGGTGCCCGCTCACTTCATACCCTCCATCGAGGTGCGGAGCTCAGCGAGCTGCGCGTCCGTCATGCACCGCAGCGCCTGTCGCGCCGACGACCTGCCCATGCCGAGGGCCCTCGACACCGACTCAGCGTCCGCATCGAGGACCGGCTTCGCCCACTTCGTCCTCCGTCCCGGACCCCGCAGGGCCCCGCGGTAGTAGGCCGCTGCCATCTCGGGATCCAAGAGGGGATAGGCGTTCATGCGGTTGGCCGAGAGCACGGCGCCCTTGTCGTAGGACAGGGCGCGGTTGACGAGGAAAGGGTTGTACGCCCTGACAGCCTCGGGATCGCCCTCGCGGGGATCGCCCCGCCCGGTGCGGATGTACTCCAGCCAGCTCCATACCGTTGCGGTCACAGCTTCCTCCGCTTGAAGGGGCACACCCACTCCTGGAACCAGAAGCCGCGCGCGTCAACCGTATAGTTCCCGGGAACGTCGAGCGGAAGCTGGGACGGTAGGACGACGCGCGCTACGGGTTGACCATCCGCGATCCAACCATTGGCCAGCACCGCTCGGCGCAGCTCGTCGTAGTCCGAGAGCTGCCCGATCGCTACCGACATGCGCTCGACGCTCTCGGACTCGACAAAGTCCTCAACTTTCTCGAAGACGATCCCGCTCCGCCAGGCGTCCGAGAAGCTGTCGTACCTCTCGCGGTGCTTCCACCCGTCGGCGATCATGGCGTGCTCGATCACCTGGAAGTCTTTCTCCGTCACCGCCTTGACGGTCACGCTTTGCTTTATTCTGTGCGTCTTGGGAGGCTCCCGCTTGATCGGGAGCGGTTCGGCGGCGCGCTCGATCGCGCGCTTGAACAGCCAGAGGTTCTGAGCCACATGGGTCAGTTCCCAGCCCTCCCTGCCCATGGAGCTGAGCCACGTCTGGTAGTTCAACCCAGGTGGGTAGTTGTACGCTACCTTGTATTCCCAGTAGGTCGTCATTTCTTGAACTCCGTGTCGATCATTATCTCCACACACATCGCAGCGGTGTTGATCTCCTGGTCCACCACCCGCGCCGCCATATCTTGATATTTGGCCAGGATCAACACCAGTTGTGGGACGGATTGGGGGGTCATCAGGTCCGAGGCCCGGTCGTAGAGGGCCCTCACCAAGCCCGAGGAATCGCCGTCCAAGTTAACTCCAATCCATCGCCTGCACCCCGTAAAGTCTCTGTCCCTCAGGTATCCCCAGAGCTCGTCCACGTTGGTCCTCGCCCTCGCGAGGACGCCCGAGTCTATCCGCCCGGTCTCCTTGGAGTATGCCTGGAGCTCGTTGAGGACGCGTCGCCAATCGGGATAGTACCGCACGATGACTTCGGCGACCGCGGCTACCTCGTACTGCACCCCCTCGGCGTGGAGTATCTCGTGGAGCTTCTTGAGGAACTCGGACGCCAGCTTCTTCGACTCCGCCTTCGTGGGCTTGAAGTCGATAACGGCGCAGCGACTCTGCAGCGCTGGGATGATGCGGTCGCGATAGTTCGCGGTTAGTATGAACGAAGCGTTTTGCGAGAACTCCTCCATGAACGAGCGGAGAGCCGGCTGTGTCAACGGCGTGAGGTAGTCGGACTCGTCGAGTATGATATATTTTCGGCCCCCCGTCAGCGACACGGACGAGCAGTAGCACTGGATGTCTGTGCGCAGGGTGTCGATGTTTCCATGCAGCGAGGCGTTGATAACGATGTAGTCGGCGCCTATCTCCTCCACCATGGCTCGAGCCGCGGTCGTCTTACCGACACCGGACGATCCCACGAACAACATATGGGGAACGTCTCGCTCGTCAACGAGCTTCTGCAGCGTCGCTTTCAAGCGCGTCGGAAGGACGCACTCGCTTATCTTCTTGGGTCGATACTTCTGCGCCCAGATCACGTCGTTGAGGATCACCAAGGAAGCTCCTTGTTAGTAAGGGGGAAGCTTCCAATCGCGCAGGGACGACTCTCGGAGCTCGCGCGGCGGAAGCTCGTAGACCCCGCAGCCCCTGGCAATGACGCAGGTAGCGCCTCCGCGGGAGACGGGCATTGCCATTTTATAGATGTAGCTTTCCAGCGTGCTTGGGGATCCATCGACCTCCCATCCCATTCTCCCTACATCCTTCAGGGAGATTTCGTCCCCGGGCCAGGCGATAAGCTTTTCGATGAAGCGGCCAATAACCGTGTTGGAGCGCGACTTCGGCTCCGTCGCGGCCCGCGGCGTTATGTAGGGCTTCTCGATCGCGATGTGCGTTCCGTTGAGGAGGCCCTGGATCGAAGCTAACAGCTCGCGGTCAGCTTGGTGGCCGGTGTCGAAGTTTATGGTAACCTGCATGTTCGCTCTCCTTGATCTATTGTATATTCTATCCCACTCCGCGACCCGTGTCAACCGTTGGCGAGCGCGAACGGCGCGGTGAACCCCATCGCGGGCTCCCCAGGCTCGCCGCCGAGGAGGAACGCCACCATGGGTACGCGGGTCTCAGGGTGCAGGAACTCGCGGACCAGTACCATGCCGGTGCTGGTGCGGTGCGATCCGAATACTTCGTCGACCTGCTCCTTGGTGGCCAGCTCGGTGAACTCTAGTTCGATCCTCATATGTGCTCCCTTCCGTCTAGGCCGTCCTCGAGGACCCTCCTCTTCGCGGCGACGGCGTCCATCGCTGCCTGCGTGAGCTCTGTCGCCGGCTTTGGATCGCCCCAGCCGATCACCACGCAGCCGAACGTCCTTCCCCGATCCATCTCCTCGAGCACCCCAAGGGGGATCTCCACCAGCGGCTCCACGAACGACATCTCGGGAGGCATGGCGCGGACGCCGTACCACATGAGCCTGGTGCCGACGTACAGCCGCGCCCGAGTGAACCAATCGATCTTAGACATCGGAAGCCTTCCGTGTTCGAGTGTAGTCTCGGGAGCGCTCCTTCGCGTACGCCGCGAGTCGCGGGCCGGGCCACACCGTATGAACGGTCCAGCCGATGGAGAATCCAGCGGCGTCCAGCGGGGCGCCGAGGAAGTCGTCGATGAGCCTTACCGGTTCGCCCACGACCGCCCGCTCTGTGGGTATCCACGCGTGGTACCTCTCGCTGCCGCGGGCCATGAGGCACTCAGTCACCGTGTAGTCTTGAGCCATTATCGTACGTCCGCTTCCGTGCTTACCGTGATCCCGTAGTCCTCGGGCTTAAAGACGAGCCGCATCTCCTCGCGCATCGAGCGCATTACGACGCCCACGTCGTGGAGCTCCTCCATGAGGATGCCCTCCGCGGTCTCGAGCTCGGTGTAGGTAGCGCCGCGGAAGCGCCCCAATTTACGAGGCTCTATGTCCCTCAGGCTCTTCATTCGAACTTCGAATCCTTCTCAACTGAGATGAAGTACTCAGCCGCCTCGCCGACCCAGTGGGATATGCCCTTCTCGGTCAGCTTCACCGTGTAGGCGCTGGGAAGCAGCTTCAGGTTGTCGATCTTAAACAGGGCGCGGAACTTCTTTCCCGGGGGATCGGCGTCCACCTTGACGGAGTAGTCGTCGTTGGTGGTCCCCTTGGCGTCCACCGCCTGAAGGAACACGGACTCCCCGTCGCCCGTCACCGCGATCTCATTCAGGCCGAGGACCCGCAGGGCGGAGGTCGCTGCCTTGAGAACAGCTTCCGGAAGGTCCACCTCGACGTACGTCGGGGGCATCGCGATGTCCTTCGTCGGCGCCGCGACGATCATCGACGGCTCGGCGAGTGCGTAGCGCAGGGCGCGCCCCTCGGAGACCGCGGACACGCTCTTGGCCGTAAAGGTTAGGTCTGGATCGCCGAGGAGGGAGAGGGCGTTGAGGAACCGGCTGAGGTCGTATATGGCGAACTCCGTCTCGAAGGCGTCCGGCACCGTGGCGCGGGCCATCACCGTCTTTCCGGGATAGGATATGGTGGACAGTAGGCTGCCCGGCCTCACGAGGATGGAGGGATTTATGCTCGCGAAATTGCGCAGCACCTTGATAGTTTCTTGAGACAGCTTCATAACCTATTTCCCTTCAATTCCGTGCTCGACGACCTTCACACACCCGTTGTCGCGCCACTCGAATCCCTGGTGCTCCAGACATTGACGCATCATAGCTGGACGATGATCCTCGTCGCACCCCCTCATGAGGAGGAACATGGTGCCAAGGATCAAGAGGACCGCTGCGGCGTTGTCGTTCATGTATGTACTCCCACCGCGACCGCGACCTCCTCGATCAAATCGCTCAGATCCATGAGCTCGTTGTCCGAGGCCCCCTTGTTGTACGCGCTGTTGTACGCGCGTATAGCTCTCTTCAGCTCCGGCGGCCAGCTCGGATCCGCCTTCACGATCCCCTTGGGATCGCAGTTGAAGCCCTCGACCTCTTCGAGGTCCTCGGGCGCGCCTAGGTCAACGTGACGTGTCATGGGTGATACTCCAATTCCATGGTTAGATTATATCACCCGAACGCGCCCGTGTCAACCCTTTGCGCGTCGACCCGCGCGCTTGGACTTCGCCGGCTTCTGCGACTCTAAGATCGCCGCGTCCATTTGATCGCGACGGCTCGGGGGCTTCGCTGGCTCGTCGGATTTAATCAGGGGAGTAGGAGTCATAACCGGGGGCATCGCACCCACGCGCGGTGCTCCTCTATTCGGCTGTCGCTTGTCCTTACCCAAGGCACCCGGGTCAGCGGTCGCCGCGACGCCGATGCTGGCCAAATCAGCCAGGGATCCGCCGAAGATGTAGCTGCCTACGTGCTGCAGGTGCATCCACGGACAGAACCAGCAGTGCATGCCGGCCTGCTGCGCCTTCTGGCTGAACCAGTAGTCTTCGCTGAGGTACCTCTTGGAGACGGGATCTATCTCCGCCTGAAAGAACTGCATTATTTCTCGCGACCCATCGAAGTGTTCAGTACGCACGTGATCGGGCTTGTACATGTACTGGGGATAGCTATTTGCAAACGTTTGCATAGCTTCTTTATGCACCATCATGAATCCGGTCCCGATCTCCAGGACCTCAACGGGTTCGTTGAGGGGGATCTGCGCCTGCCCGCTCTTGGGATTGAACACGTAGTCCCCGACGAACTTCTCGAGGACAGTAGCGTCCTGGTCCGCCACGCCCTTGTCCACCGCGTGCTTGATCTTCTCCCACGAGATGCACTTCTTGGGGTACGGCCCGCCGATGATGTGGTACTTGGGGTCCTGAACCTGAAGAGCCATGAGCGCGAGGACGTCCTGCGGGGAGAATCCGATGTCGGAGTCGATAAAGCACAAATGTCCACATTCAGACCGCATAAATTCATCGCAGCAATAATTTCTGGCTCTTGTAATGAGACTCTCATTGAACAAAAAATACAGCTGCATCTGTATCCCATATTGGTTACAGAGCGAAGTAAGGTCCGAAATGCTCTTACAAAACATTCCCGAACAAGCGCCCCCAAACATCGGCGTAGCCACAAAAAGTTTCCGCTCGCGCAGACGTTCAATTGGGCAATTTATCTCCACCATTTTTTATCCTTTCAAAATATCTTTTCCGCCCAAGACCAATGTTAGCCCTTGTCTCAGGGGAACGCTTCTGTCCGCGATTCTTTTTCGCGGCTTTCCTGATTCTCTCAGGATTCCTTCCTGTCTCAGCAGCCCATGGACGTGGAATGCCCTTGGTTTTTGCCGACACTTTCTTACCAGTCTCTGCTAAGATACGCTTACCATCTTCACTCTGGCAAAACGCCTTCTGTGAGTCGCTCTTGCGCTTTCGAGACTCATCGGACCACTTCTTTCCCTTAGCCTGAGGCTCATTGTTCTCTAGCCACTCACGCTGCTTCCTGCTGAGATGTGCCTTTACTTCATCAGTGTGCGGGAAGTCATGAACCGGACACTTTCCTTCATTCCAATTCAGCCACCTTGGGTTGTGTCGTACCCGCAGCCGTCGCAGCACCCGATGCTCCCACGAACGTGCACTATCCGCAGCCTCAAACGTCCGCCTAACCTCTCGAATGTCTGGAGGACCATATTGCCTTATGTATGCAGCGACCTCCTCAGACGACGTAAAGTACGTCACCCATAAGTCGTCGGGACTACATCCAACAGCGTACCGCACGCCGTAGTACCAACGATCAAGCGCGCTCCAGCCCACGAGGTACGTGTAGGGTAGGTAGTTCATCAGTGCTTGTGGCCGTGCGGGTGCTTGTGAGCCTCGTGCGGTTGGGTCCAGCGCATGCTCGGCTTCCTGCTGAGGTACTCGTACCACTGCTCCGACCGCAGCGCCCGCTTCGCTGCTTGTCCCGGTGCTCCGGCGCGCTCGTAGTACTGGCAGGCTACCGAACCTGCCTCCGACGCTGTCGTACATGCTTGGACTTTAATCAAAGCTCTTTCTTCAAGCAATACGTTGGTAAGCTCCCACCACACCGCTTTATGCTGGTCCGCGATGCTCGGGAGAGTGGTTAGGTCGACGCCGGTCGCGTCCTTGATGACGGCGGCGCGGTCGGTGTGTATCTGGTACAGTCCCCACGCCGTGTAGTCGTCCCCCTTCTTGTCCCCGAACGCCGTGGGATTCAAGCTGCTCTCGGCGTCCGCTTGCGCCAGCATGCCGCAGGCCTGCTCAGGCGTGAGCTTCGCGACCTGCGTCCAAAAGTCGTATATCTCAACGGCGTTCGCGTAGTACTGGCTGTTGGACAGACCGGTTCTGTATCCCATGTTAGTCGATCTCCTTTATGGACAGCACGCGGCGCCGTCAGCTTGCATCCACGGCCGTCCGGTCACGATGTTGAGGGCGCGGTTGGGCAGGTACACCATGTCCTTGACGGGCCTTCCGTGTATCTCCTTCTCGACGTCGACCTCGCACATGGCGCGTCGCTTGATCTCGAAGTCGTTGAGGTCGCGGGTACCGTACAGCTCGCAGACGCGCTTGCCGTCCACCTGAACAACGATCTTTCCAGCTTCCACTTCGGGGGGCCTTACCCACGTGGGATCGTCGTCCTCGCCAATCCGCGGAGTGCCGTCGTCGCTCATGCGCGTGGTGCCGCGTAGCTTCAGGAGCTCGGTGCCCCCCACTGCTGCATGCCGCGGGCTCAGGGGCGGACCAAACCACGTCTTGTCTCCCTGTGTATCAAGGACCCTCACGGTCTCCTGCACCGCCGACTGCGACTGCAGCTTCTTGGTCTCCTCTTTGTCCCTCGCGATCGCTTCGTCAACCTCTCGCACCCAGCGACCCGGCACGCTTTCGAGGACCTCTTCATCCTCGCCCATAGTCTTAAGAGACGCCAGCTCATTGGACCCTTCAGTAAACGTATTGGAAGCAGCGATCGCAGCGTCCAGCAGCTGCTGCTGCACCGCGTCGATGATGGGGCTCGAGAGGGTGGAACCCTGTTCCTTGTCGTGGACGTACAGCGCCAGCAGCGCGTAATGAGCCGTCTTCACCAGGTCGTCGCGGTTGTACCCACCCTTCTTGCCGTAGCGCGACGCGTACTTCTGAACGTTGCCGACGGTGAACCCCCGTCCGTTGCCGGAGGAGAATATAACGTCCAAGGACTGCACGTTGTCCTCGCCGACGTAGTGGCCGCGGTACGTGTCGTCGATGTACTTCTGCAGCTCGCGGACGAGCTCGTCCTCGCGGTACTTGTAGTTGGTGACGACGTCGCACATGTTGTTGCCAAGGTCGACGACCGTGAAGGGCTTGGACATGTCGCGCTGCGGGACAGACTTTGCCTGGTCCGCGGCGAAGTGTCGTGCGGGAAGGTCGTTGTGGTACACGTTGTAGGGCGCGGCGGTGTTCGCATCAGCTTTTCCGCACATACCCGCGCTCGGCACCGCAAAGTTGGTGTTCTTGTGTTCCTTGTTCTTATCCCATAGAACGCTCATGACACAAACTCCTCCAGTGTAGCCGGCTCGTCCTCGTACCTAACGGTCTTCGAGGCGTTGAACTGATAGACGTAGGGAGCGCTCGTGGTCTCCCTCCTCCCCTCCAGGTAGGCTAGGACCTCGGAGGACATGTCCGCGGCGGTTTGCACCGGCACGTTTTGGCATATGTGGTTGGACGACTTCTCGGGATCCAGCAGCTCGAAGTCGTCCGGCATGCCCATGATGGTCATCGCCTCGCGAAAAGTTATGTAGCGGTCCTCCGTCGGGTGCGCCAGCATATGGGGATAGTGCCCGACAAAGGCGCCGATGTGGTCGCGGGGGATGCAGGTGTTGCGCTTCATGATGCCGAGGCCCGCAGCGAGCTTGGCGCCGCGCCTCTCCGCCTTATCCGCCTCTCGGTCCAGTCCCTGGGCACGCATCCACCGGGCGATGTCGTCCTCGGTGTGTCCCTGGTTCTGGATGTAGGACAGGACGTCCATCTGTTTCAGGTTGGTGACGATGGGTTGGGACTGACTGAACTCCCGGTGGGTCATCCCCGGGTGTATGACTTCGAGGAGGTAACGGTAGATCGGGTCGTCCCTCGACGGGGTCTTGGGATTGATCGGTTCCATCTGGAAGTTGGAGGTCACCCCCGTGATGAGGTCCTCGATCTTCTGATAGGGTCTGTCGTACCAGTCCAGGATCGGCGTACGGTTACCGCGCCAGAAGAAGTAGAAGGACCTCTCGCGTACCTGGGGGAGTCCGTGGAGGAGTGTCTTCGTCCGGTACACGGTCATGGTGTACCCGTTGTCCACACCGATACGCCTCATGTTCTCGCGTATGTTCTTGCCGATCTTGCCAGCGAACCCCGGAGCGTTCTCGCCCCAATAGACGTCGGGTCTCAGGGTACCCATGACGTACTCCGCTACCAGGGGCAGCCACACGTTGTTGGGGTTGTCGTCCCCGTAGCCGTGCGATATGGTGGATAGACCGGCACAGGGACAGGTGGAGTTCACCGCGTCGTACGTACCGACGCGGACTCCCGAGGGAGGGACGCCTCCCTTGTCCAGAACGTAGTAAGGGACGTCCACGCCGCGCTGGTCGTACCAGTGGAGCAGGTGCTTCTCGTTGGGGGCGAAGGCCTCGTAGGAGATGAGGGCGTCGGGAGGGGTCCCGAAGGCACGCTCGGCGCCCATGGCCATACCGCCGATGAGGGGGACTATGGAGGCGTGTCTCACTGTCATGAATGTGCAAACTCCCCATGATATACACGGGCCGCGTTATTGTAAGCGGCTGCCGCTTCTTCAGCGCTATCAAATGTACCTAAATGTATGCGCTGGTTGTCAAAAGCTATCGAAGCACTGTGTCTGTTGCCGTCACTACACACTCCTTTGTAGCCGGATGTATTATTTCGAAGCTTGCCACGGTGTTGTTGGTTCTGTCCTTGCGTACATGTACGTATCTCGTTCCAACGATTGTCACATGTATCAAAATGTTTGTGATCGACTTGGGGAGGCCACTCACCTGTCATATAAAAAACAGCGAGTCGATGCGCTAGATATTGCTTTCCGTCTATGTGAACGTAAAAATAGCCATTCGACCCACGATGCCCAACAGGTTTTCCCACAAGCTTCGTGTGATGTGACTGAAGAAGTGTCCAATTTCCCGTCTCGGGATCGTAGCTAACTTTTTCTTTCAGCCGTTCAATCGTTAGCATAATTCCTCAATCATTTTCATCGTATCAGCAAAGACGTAGGAAGAATCCTGATGGAGCTTATAAAAAGCAAAAGCTTTTTCACGCATCTCATCGCGCAGTACATCGTCGGACGCAATTCTATTTATCTCCGCCCACGTGCCTGCCATATCGTCATCATCAAACCATATAGTACCATGGTCGCGACACTTTGTCAATGGCACGTCATAAATTCTGTGACGACAAATATCACCAAACTTTTTCCTAAAAACTGGCACAACACCTACCGACGCTATTTCTGCATGTGTGTACTCTATGGACTTCTCGACGTATTTGGGGTTCAGGAGGGACAGCTGGTACCCGAAGCCGGCGCGAGACATCCTCTTCATCATGGTGTCGTTCTCGTACTGGGAGAAGACGACGACGGGTCCTCCCCGGTGGGCGTCCACGTCGACATCGTGGTACGGCAGGGACGAGTTGCAGTGGTTGACGAACGGGGCATACATCTTAAAGTCCAGAAAAGCGGGAGACTTGTCGATCCCCTCCATCATGGAGACGCAGCGCGGGTCCTTCCGGATGAAATTCTCATGGAAGGTCATGAACTCGCGATATCCCTTCCATTGGACGGTGCGGCCCACCCACTTGTGGCTGCGCGGGTCCGTCTCCTCGATGGGCTTCCAGTACTTTGCTCGGGCAGCGTCGAAGTCGAACGCCGGCTGGAACGCAGCGACCGCCTTCGAGCTGCGGTCCTCCCCCGCGAGGATCGCCGAGACGTCTCCCTCCCAGTCGTCCAGCATCGCGCAGAAGTCGTTGCTCCGTGAGTGGACGAAGATGAGGTTGGCCCGCGCCATCGCTTCGTCCATGCAGCGGTTGCGCAGGATGGACAGCTTGTTGTGATCGTGAACGTACATCACAACTGGCGGCTTGATAGCCGCGAGCAGTCCCGCGAAGTTCTCCACCTCCGCGACGGAGGCGTCCTTGGGAGGCAGGGAGTTCACGACGACGCAGTCGGAGAGGTTGCACGCGTCCAGCACCTCCTGCATCTCCTGAGGGCGCGAGAAGAAGTGGAGGCTGAGGCCGTCGATGTCGTGGGAGTACTTGCGGGGGTAGTTCTTCTCCTTGGACGCAAGGACGCGGCAGCGGTAGCCCGCTGCGTTCAGCCACCGGGAGAACTCAGCGGTGTGCTTGCTTACACCACAACCTTCCACACCACGACCTAAAATTATTGCTACATTCTTTATCATTGAGAACCACGCTTCTTATAGGGCCCTCGTGGTCCGCGCTTATCGCAGCACCTGCCACGTCTAAATCCTTCAGGAGGTACATCATTGAACGCAACGCGTACATCCGCACTACCATTGGTGTACCAATAGAAGTCGCACTCGCCCTTCTCAAAGCGATCAAGGTCGCGCTCGGAAAGCGCCGCCGTCTTGATAGAAGTACCGCTCCTGTGTGTCGTGTCCGGTGCACAGGTGTTCCGGCAGCGGCGCGCCGGTGTTAGCCTCGCGGTACAGCGGGTGCTGGGTATCGTTCATCTCCACGTTGTCGAAGTTGTACATCACCCACTCAATGCCGACCTCCCGGAACATGGCCTGGGTGTACTCAACGAACGACTCGAGCCACTTGTCGGAGATGGGAAACCGCGACCTCATGACGAGCCGACCCACGCCGGCCTGGACGAGGGACTTCGCGCAGTCGGCGCACACCGGCACGCCATGGACGTACATCGTGGCGCCGTCTAGGGAGACTCCGTTGTACGCTGCGCTGAGGACGCAGTTCATCTCCGCGTGCACCGTCATGGCGTACTTTGACTCGCGGTGCATCAGCCTCTCCTCGGTGTCCTTGACTCCCCGGGGAAATCCGTTGTACCCCGTCGAGAGTATCTGGCGCCGACCGTTAACGGCGACCGCACCCACACCGATCGAGGGGTCCTTCGACCACGTCGCGATCTGAGCTGCGATACCGAGGAAGCGTTCGTCCCACTTCTCAAGCATTGAGATCCTCCAGCACCTTCTTCGCGGCCTCGAGCTCCTCGACGTAGCTGGGACCGGTGTAGGGCGCGCCGTGAATAAATGCCGATTCCCACACTGCTAGGTACTGGGGATCATTTTCTATGAGGTCCAGCTTCTCCACCAGGTCCCTCAGCGCCTTCTCAATCGGCCAGCAGCAGTCGCTCACGCTGCGTCTCCCTGCGGTACGATGACGTCCGGCCCGCACTCGTCGGGATCGAGGACCGTGATGAACCCCCTCTTCCTTTCCGGTTCAATGCCTCGCAGGTAGTCGTTGTCCTCGTCGAAGACGCGGAGGAACTCCCCGTCGTCGATCACCCGGTGCGACACGCTCATCTCCCCAAGGTGCAGCTGCGAGACCTCCGTCGCTTCATCCATTGTCACAGTATCCAGAGCCCACTCAGGGTCGCCGGCGTCGCCGACGTCCACGACGTACCTTATCCGGTGTTGGCTGATCGTCTCGACGAGTACCAACTTGCTCATGTTCCGCCCTCTCGCGCTCTATCATCCTGTATATCCACTGTATGTTGGGGTCCCGTTGAACGGAGGCCATCAGCTGCGCGGGGAAGTCTCCCCAGTCGATAGACGACTTCATTCCTTCACCAGGTGGAAGTGCTTCTCGTATACGTGGAGGCTGCTGGCGTGCCAGTAGATGTCGCCCGCCTCGACGACGGCGTCTTGACACGTGTTGAGGTCGCGGATCATGTATCTTTGCATGTACTCAGCCCACGCCCTGTCGTTCTTATAGCCGAACACTACGTCATTGGAGCGCATCTGCACCAAGACATGGAGCTTCCCGTCCCTAATGAGATACTGCACCGCGTTGGTGCACATGAAGTCGCCGCGACCCCTGTCGTTGTACTCGAGCCAGATCCTCGGGCGTGTGTGGATGACCACTGCCCTGCGCGAGTACGGGTTCTTCTTTAGCTCCTCCAACGCGTGGTTGTACTGGAAGTAGTTATCGCGGTGCCAGTTCACCCAACCGTAGTTGCTGGTGATGAGGCCGTCCTCACCGGCCACGGCCTTCCACACCTCGGGCGCCCCTCCGGGGAAGTCGTTGACGCTGAGCGATTGGCTTATGTACCAGTCGATCTCGCGCTGGACGTAGTCCCAATTGACGGTGCCGAAGATCGCCGGCTCGTCGGCGACGAAGGTGGCGCCGACTATTTCCAACATTTTACAGCCCGTCTTATCGACGACGAACTCCTCGATCGCGAGCTTGTGGACGAACTCCTCGCGGACGTCTCGACAGCACCAGTGCTTCATAGGATGCGGCTCCCGTCCTCGCGAACGGGACAACCGAGAACTTCCTTGGCCCCCGCGGCTATCTCCCTGCGACCCACGTCGGTGGCGGCCTTTGGCCACGCAGCTAGTATGTCTCCCCCGTCCATGGTGGGTTCAGCCGGTCGGTGCTCGTGATATATCACCGCAGCGTCTCGAAGCA